GAGCCGGATCTCAGCTCGATCTACGAGTCCTTCGAGTTCTTCTTCACCGAGCCCGAACTCGAGGCAGTGGACAGCGGCACCGGCGAGCCGACAGCGTTCAAGGCCTGCGTGGAGATTCCGTGCCCCGACGAGTTCGTCGAGCTGCGCCTCAACGCGATGGGGTACTGCGTCGAGGCGGGAGTCCTCCAGACGCAGGGCTGGCCCGAGCTGATCGAGTGGTTCATGCGCTCGCTGGCTCAGGAGCATCTGCGGGCGGTCAGCCGCCGCACCGTGCTTGACGTGGTGGCCGGTTCGGGAGCAGCGAAGGTGATTCCGCCGACCAGTGTTCTCGGCTCGGCGGCTTCGGTGCTGAACAGCCTGGCTCTGATGGCAACGAACCTTCGTCTCCAGAAGGGCCTGGCCCGTACCGCCACCATCGAGGGCATCGCCCCGAGCTGGTTCCACGAGGTGCTCCGCGCCGACCTGGCGCTGCGCGAGGGTCTCGACGTCCTGGCCGTCTCCGACGGTCAGATCTCGAGCTGGCTGTCGGCGCGGAACATCGCCCTTCAGTTCGTCGGCGACTGGCAGACGCGGGACACCGACCTGCCCGGTGACCTCGACACGGTGCTCTGGCCCGACACCGTGGACGTGGTGCTGTACCCGGCGGGGACATGGTTCCGCTCGATGAGCAACGTCATCGAGCTGGGTGTCATGTACCCGAAGGAGCAGCTCCAGGTGAACCGCTACACGCGGTTCTTCACCGAGGACGCCTACGCCGTCGGCAAGCGGTGCAACCAGTCGATCCTGGTGACCATCCCGCTGTGTGTCTCCGGTGCTATCGGAGCGCGCCAGACCGTCGAGTGCAATACTCCGAGCGTGTAGAGGCAGCCACGCTGATCGGATAGGAGGCGGATGACGTGAGTACCCCGACAACTCGCGTCATCCGCCTCCGTACCACTATGAGGAGTAAGCCATGACGGCTCCAGTGATTCAGGCACTGATCTTCGACCCTCCGCTGGTCAGCCCGGCGGCTCCCGGCCTGTACAGCGCAACCCTGTGGACCGAGGCCAGCGGCCCGTCGCGGTTCCTGTCGGACGGCGTCAAGATTCGTCCGTGGAACTACGGCGGCAGCGACGCGTTCGGCGTGTGGGGTGACGAACCATGGTGCGCCGTGCCCGACAGCGGCTCCGAGAGCCTCAAGACCGGTGTCCGTCCGGACATGGACCCCGACCCGTTCGCACCGATCACCGTATGGGCCTACGACGAGTGTGATCTGACAGCAGCGAGCCAAGCCGAGGTCAACGCGCGCGTGCAGCAGATTCTTCGGCTGGAGGAACAGACAGCGGTCGAGACTGCTGTCGGCGGTCAGCTGATCCTTGACGCACCCGCCCCTGTCGCACGTACGTCTCTCGCCACTGCGGTTGCCTACCTCGAGGGCGAGCTCGCCAAAACGAACACCGTCGGTGTGATTCACGCGTCGGCAGCCTGGGCGAGCGTCGACCCGGACCAGATCCGTAACGTGTCCGGTGCCATGCGGACCACGCTGGGGCATCGGTGGGTGTTCGGCGGCGGTTACGTCGACACTCTCGGCGACGTTCTTGTCGCAACGTCTCCGCTGTTCGGATGGCGTGACGCCGTGCAGGTCCGGTCGACCATGACAGAGCAGGAGAACACGTACGCGGCGATTGCAGAGCGGTCGGTTGTTGTCGGCTACGAGAGCCTGATCGCGGCCGTACAGATCACCTAGAAGGGAAACCGTAGATGCCTGACGGGATTGTGACCACCATTGAGGACGGATTCGCGATCGTCGACTTCGTCGATCCGTCCAAGCGCGGCCCCGGTCTGCGTCGGCTCATCGAGCTGTACGGCCCAGAGGTCATCGAAACGCTGACCCGCACCGGGCCGCGTCGGCTCTATCGGATCCCCGAGGGCAATGCCAGCGCGGCGGGGCTGTTGGACACTCCGTCGGCGGTGGCACCTGTTGCCTACGAGCCTCCCGTCACCGGGCCGAACTACGACGACGGCTTTCCCGATGCCGACTGGCACCGTGGTGCGCTGAACGACTACGCAGCCAAGCTCGGCATCGAAGATCCGCACAGACTCCCGAACAAGGCCGCTGTACTCAAGGCCATTCACGACGTCCTGTGACACAGCGGCGTAGCACGATCATGCGCGACGTCATCTATCCGGTTCGCCCCGGCGACACCAACGACGAGCTGCGGTACAGCCTCCGTTCGCTGGAGGCTTTCTTCCCCGATCACGGCACCGTGTGGGTGGTGGGGTACAAGCCGAACTGGCTGACCGGCGTCGAGTTCATCCCCGGCAACACGAGCGCGAGTTCGCAGACCAACGTGTTTCGCAATATCCTCACGGCCTGCTCAACGCAAGGGGTGTCAGACGAGGTCATCGTGTTCAACGACGACTTCTTCCTGACCGAGCCACTGACGGCCCTCCCCGTGTACTACCGAAGCTCGCTCGACGCTCACCTGCGGCTTCCCCGTGTCCGTATGGCTACGAACGGCAAGTCCTCGTGGTGGGCGGAGTCGCTGCGGACGACGAAGATCTGCCTGCAAGCGATCGGTGTCGACGACCCGTTGAGCTACGAGCTGCACGTGCCGTTTCCGGCGGACAGACAGCTCATGGCCGACACGCTCACCCGCTTCTCGGAGATCACGCCCACGAATCCACCGCAGTGGAGAACGCTGTACGGGAACCTGAACATTCGCCGCGAGGACAGTGTTCTCATCGAGGACTCGAAGGCGTTCCGTCCCGGCAAGCTCCGCACGCCGTTCCACTCGACCACCGACTTGTCCTGGCGACACTTCCGCACAGCGTTGTCGACCATGTTTCCCGACCCGTCGCGCTACGAGGCGAAGGTCCCGGCTCGTACCGCACGAAGGGCATAGACCATGAGACGGCGATGGAGGGCGCTGCTTCATCGCCTGGACAGGTACTACGACCAGGACTGGCGGCTGGTCTGGTTTCAGCCGATCCTTAACTTGTTCATGTTCGGAGCGGCGGTTCGTCTCGCGCTGACTCCGACACCTCCGCCTCCGTTCGAGAAGTTATTCGGTACTTGGTTCTATGCGGCCTGGCTGACGCTCGGAGTGGTTTCTCCACTGCTCTGTCTACTGGCCTGGATTCTGATTCGCGGCTACGGACGCGCGATTGTGCTGGGCCAGGGAATACGCCTGTCGGGGGACATCGGTGTCCTGACCGTGCTGCTGTCGTATCACCTCGCCGAGCTGCCGGTGCGCGACGAGACGCACATGTTCTCTCGCTACGTCGTAGCAGCGGTCATGGTGTTCGTCATCGAGCTGATTATCCGTGACCTGTGGGCGATCCGACTTCGCAATCAGATCGCCCGACAGCAGGGAGCCTCATGACGAACCACAGCGTCGGAGCATGGATAGTGGCAGGCGGCGGCGGGACGCTGGTCGGGAGCCTCGCCGTCGCGGTGATACAGACATTCGGCAAGCGGGGCAGAGACCGCGCCGAGGCGGCGGATCTCGCCACGTCAGCGGCCACGCGAGTCATCGACAGATTGGAGAAGGAGAACATTCGGATGCGGTCTGCGATCCTCGCGATTACCGACGTGCTCGATGCGGTGATCGACGACCTGCCGATCGACCATCCCGCCAAGGACAGGCTCAAGAAAGTCAACAACGCCGCCAAGATGTCGGCGGTCTGAGAACTGCACCCTGCCGCTCTAATGTCAGTGTCAGCACCACCAGGACCAAACTAGGAGGACAGCCAGATGGCGACGTTCCCGATCGTCAAGGGCGTGCGGTTGCGCGCGACCAAGATCAACTCGTGCGGGCTGCCCATCGCCGGGGCCTCGAACTACATCGTGACCGACGGCTACGTCAGCGCGTCACTGGAGCCGGTCATGAAGGACGCCTCCGAGCTCGAGCAGGTCAACGCTGAGGGCAAGACGTGCGTCATCGACCGCACTCCGCCCGAGCGGAAGCACTACACCGTCGACATCGAGCTCTGCAACGTGAACACGGGACTGATCTCGCTGTTCAACGGCTGGGAGCAGGTGCTCGACTACAACGACGAGGCCGTCGGTTTCCGCGACCAGAAGTCGGTGGATGGCGACTACGGCGTCGCGCTCGAGATCTGGACCGGTGGCCGCGCAGAGGACGACTGCCCGATTCCGACGGAGGACTCGGTGTTCACCGATCCCGGCACCGGTAAGAAGTACGGCTACCTGCTGGTCGGTGCGACCGAGTTCCAGCTGTCCGGCATCACCGTCAACGCGACGATCTCGACCATGACGCTCAGCGGTGTCTCACTCGCCATGCCTCAGTGGGGCCGTGGGCCGTGGAACGTCGCCGCCATCGACAGTGACAACACGCCTGGTCGTCTGCTGGAGCCGGTGAACGAGGAGAGCCACTACACGTTCTTCCGTACTCCGATCGCTCCGCCGGAGCCGACCGTCGATCAGGAGCCGCAGCCGCTGGAGATCGCGACGATCTTCACCGATCCGGACTTTTACTTCGGCGGCCCCGGCAGCGCGCCCGCAGCGGACGTCGCACCGGATCAGCCCGTATCGTCTGCCTGAGCCGACTGATCGAGAGTCAGTGGTGTGGAAGCCGATCTCACCACTGCACTGGTGTTCGTCCTGATGCCGTACGTTGCCGGGCTGATCGTGGTGTGGATTCTTATCACGTGGGGCGACAAGTGACAGCACCTGTTCTCGATACGCTGATGACGTGACATGCAACTGGCCTGTGGACGAGAGCTGCCTGCCGGATCTCCCTGAGCAGGGCTCCGGCGACGACCCGACGTACGCATCGGCTGTCGCGGCGCTCTCCGTGGCGGTGGACACCGCTGTCGAGGTTCTGTGGGCGCTGTCCGGTCGTCAGTTCGGTGCGTGCCCCGTCACCGTCCGCCCGTGTCCGGAGAACTACCCACCGAGCCTTCGCCGCCGCCCTGTGCCGACCGAATACGAGGTGTTCTCCTGGCGTGACAGCAGCTGGGCTGTGCTTGGCTGCGGTTGTGCCACGCGCTGCATTCGCTCCGGCCCCGGCGTCGTTCATCTGCCCGGCCCGGTGTCCTCGATCGTCGCCGTCACCGTGGACGGTGTCGAGCTCGACCCGTCCGAGTACGCGCTCGAGGAGGATCGGCTCTACCGCGTCGATGGCTTCTGGCCCTCGCAGGACATGAGCCGACCGGTGACCGACTCCGGCACCTGGCAGGTGGAGTATCTACGAGGCATTGAGCCTCCCGCTGGTGTCGGCAAGCTGGTGGCGGTGCTGGCGACAGAGTTCTACAACGCCTGCACCGGCGGCAAGTGCCGACTACCGCGCACCATCACCGACGTGACGCGGCAGGGCGTGTCGCACCGAGTGTTCAATCCGAACGACATCTACGCGTCGGGCAAGACCGGTATCCCCGAGATCGACCTGTGGCTCTCCGCCGTCAACCCGTACCGTGTTCTCGCGGCTCCGACGGTGTTGTAAGGACTCGTCATGACGGCTCCGACTTGTACCGATCCGGCGAGCGCCATTGTCGACGCCTACACCACTGCGCTCGGCGAGGTGTTCGACCCGACGAGCGACTGCCCTCCCGTGGGCGGCGGCACCACAACTGTCCGATTCTTCGGTGGTGACGGCATTCCGATGGCGGCGTGGAACGCGCACACGTCCGGCGGCGACGACTGTCGTATCCCGTTTCTGTGGGTCCGCGTGGTCCGGCGGTTTCGTACACGCGAGTTCCCGAATCAGGAGATCGGCATTGACTCCTGCTCGCTGCCCCGCGTCATCGCGCTCGAGATCGGCGCGGGTCGCTGTGCCACAGTCGAGCTTGATCCGTCCTGGGAGGACTACGCCGCCGAGGCGGAGGTCTCTCTCGACGACAGTTGGCGTATCGAGCTGGCGCTCTGCCGAGCGGCTGCCCGAATACGGGGGATCGGCTACTCGGCCGGTTCTGGTGAGGTGAGCCCGTATGGGCCGGAGGGCGGCGTCGTCGCCTGGATGGGAGAGGCATATGTCCAGTTCTAAGACAGTGGTCACGATCAAAGGCAGTGTCATGCCGAGCGTCGTTCTGCCACGCGGAGCCACCAAGACGGTGGTGCTGACCGATCGGATTCAGCGACTCATCGACCGTGGTTTCGTCACCGTGGTCGAGACGCACACGATCAAGGACGCGCCCGCCAAGAAGGCCCCCGCGAAGAAACTGCCCACGGGCTTCGTCAGTGGCTCTTGACCGGTCGAGCACTGGCCCGCGAGGTACACGGGTCACTGCCAAGCTCGTTCTCAATCCGTACGAGGCGCAGTCCTGGTCGCGCAAGTTCATCACCGAGCGCAACCGGGACATATCGCGACGGATGGTGCGTGCAGCCCAGGAGGAGGCCCCGGTCAGAACGGGACGGCTTCGGCGGAACATCCGCTCGGAGCCGTTCCGTATGACCGGCCCGTACAAGGGCGAGGGCGGTGTTGGTATCAGCAAGTCGGCTGTGCCGTACGCGGGCTACGTCCGCTGGGGGACACGCCCGCACATCATTCGCTGCCGTCGCCCGGCTTACGCACTGCACTTCTACTGGAACCGCGTCGGCCGATGGGTGTTCTTCGACCACGTGAACCATCCGGGGACGAAGCCGAACACGTTCCTCGAGCGGGCCATGAACAAGGTCGCACGAACCATTCGATGATGGTGGTATCGTCGCGTCTGTGAGCCAGCCCAACCCGTTCGCCGCTGAGATGCCGCGACAGCTCTCTCCCGTGTCCGACACCGAGGAGGTCGTGGATCAGCCAGCCGACGTGGCATGGCCGCACGACACGATTCAGTTTCTCGGTGACACTCTCGAGGTCCGCAAGCCGACAGCGCAAGCACTGGCGGCGTACAGCCTTGCGTCATCCAAGTACGTCAGCGCGTCCATGCGGAACGACATGACCGGCCTGTTCATCGCGCGGCACCTGTCACCCGACAGCTACGCGCAGGTGTTCTCCCGGCTGATGGACCCCGACGATCCGGACTACACGCTGGAGACGATCGGCGAACTGATGCGGGACATCGTAGGGCTTCAGAGCTCAGGTTCTGCGTAGCGACACTGCCCGTGCGTTAGCCTGAGCAGGTGGCGGAGGGCAAGTTAACAGTAGGCGTCGAGATCGACGCCTCGAAGGCATTCGACGGCTTCGCCGACTCCGTACTGAGACAGCTTAAACCTCAGCTCGACAAAGTACAGCAGGACATGCAGTCCGCCATGGTCGGCGGCGGCGGCGGCGGTTCCGGCGGCGGGGGAGGCGGAGGACGCTGGAGTCAGCTGGGTGACATCGCCGCCGGATCGTTCATCGGCGCGCTTGGTTCACAGCTTGCTGTCAAGGGCCTGGCAGTCATACAGGACTTCGCGTCCAAGGCCGCTGACGCGGTACGCGGCATCTTGTCCGGCGGCTGGGATCGCCTGGTAGCACTCGACACCGCCAAGACCAAGATGCTGGCGCTCAAGGTGTCGGCGGGCGACACCGAGGTCGTCATGAAGAATGCCCTCGAAGCCGTCAAGGGAACTGCGTTCGGTCTCGGCGATGCGGCCACTGTAGCAGCGTCCGCGCTGGCGGCAGGGGTCAAGCCAGGTAAGGCCCTCACCGACTATCTGAAGCTGACAGCCGACACGGCGGCAGTGGCTCGCAAAGCCGGTCAGGACATGGGTGTCGCCTTCAACGAGGTCGGCTTCATCCTGAACAAGGTCACCACGCAGGGCTACGCGACCAATCAAGAGCTTCAGATGCTCTCGGATCGCGGCCTGCCGATCTACCAGAACCTCGCCAAGAATCTGAACCTGTCGGCGGGCGAGGTCATCAAGCTGGCCGAGAAGTCCGGCGTCGCTGCCAGCGCCGTTCGAGCCGCTCTCGAGGACACCGTCGGCGGAGCCGCGCTCAAGATGGGCGAGAGCTTCGAGGGTGCGATGGCGAATGCCGAGGCGGCATTCGACCGTCTCGGCGAGGCTCTGCTCAAGCCGTTCTTCCAGCCCGTCAAGGACGGTGTCGGCGGAGTCACCGAGTCCGTCGACCAGCTGACAGAGATCGTCACGCGTAACGCCCCGGAGATCATCCGCACCGTCGGAGGCATCGCCACAGCCTTCATCGAGATGTCGGAGTTCGCGCTCAAGTCTCTCGGCGACCTGCTCGCCGGATTCGGTGAGATCATCGCGCCGCTGGGCGACATTCAGGGCGCGATGCTCAAGTTCCAGGCGTTCCAGGCCGAGTTCCGAGGTGACGACGAGCTCGCCGAGCAGCTCCGAGCCGACGCCGAGGAGGCGTTCGGGCTGGGCGAGGGGCTTCAGGATCTTGGCAACCGACTCAAGGCCGTCGACTCCGATCCGCTCAAGAACAGAATCAACGCCCTGACGAATGAGCTCGCCAGAGGTGCCGAGGTCAACAACGCTTACACCGCGTCGCAGAAGGCGCTTGCCGACGCCTTCGAGAAGGGTCCTCAGTGGGGCGCGCTGCTCTACCAGCAGCAGATGATGGAGTGGCAGAACAAGGTCCGAGAGGCCAACGCCCGTGGCGAGAACGGCTGGTCGATTCCCGCCCCCGTTCGTCCCGGTGTCGGAGGCGGAGCGGATAACGGCGGAATGCCTGCCGATGTCACCCGTCAATCGGGTGCAGGGTCAAGCGGCGGCGGGGGCAAGGCGGACGCTCCGCTGCTGTTTCCTCCCGGCACTCCGATTCCCTCGCTCGGAGACCTGCCGAAGGCTGGCGACGACCTCACGCAGTCGGCCACAGCCCTTGACGATGCTGCCGACGCGCTAACCGCAGCTGCATCGTCGGGGGTCGGCGGAGCGGGACTCGGCGGTATGGGCGGGTTCGGGCTGAATCCGCAGAACGTCTCCTTACAGGGGCTACAGCCTCAGTCGTTGGCGCTGCTCAGCCTGATTCAGGGGATGCCGCAGTTTGCGAGCGTTCCGCTCACATCAGGGTTTCGAGCGTCCGACCCGTACCCGTGGCATCCCAGCGGTCGCGGTCTCGATCTGGGTCTCAACGCCAGTGACCCTATTCAGAGCGCGCTGGGCGATCAGCTCAAGGGGTTCCTCGAGACCAACAAAGCCCTGTTCGGTATCAACCATGTCCTGTGGAAGGTCAAGGATCATTTCGACCACCTGCACATCGGTCTGAACGAGGGGCCGTCGCCACTCCTCGCCGGACTGGGCGGGCTGATGCCCGGCGGTCTGATGCCCGGATCTGCACAGCTGCCCTCGTTCGACGTGGGTGCGGCTCCGATAGGCGGCTGGTCCCCCGCTGATCCGAAAGCCCTGCGTGAGGCCAACCAGAGGATCATCGACCTCGAGACGCAGCTGCGGATCAAGGAACAGCGGCTTCGGGAGATGCGTGCCGACGTCTCCGAGTCGCAGCGTATGACGGCGATTGCCGACTACGAGAAGTCTCAGCGCGAGCTCAAGGACGCCAAAGCGGATCTGGCTGAGCTTCAGAAGGGTAAGTTCACACAGAGCCGAACCACCGCTGGGGCAGGCGGTGTGAACTACGACCAGCTCCCGTTCGGTCATCCCGCCAAGATTCTCGCCGGAATGATCGGCGGGATGGGCGGTTCTGCACAGGACATCGCCGCCATCGTCGGCCCGATCATGGGGTCTGCGGGAGCACCGATCGGCAGCGTCGCCGGTCAGGTCGCGGGTTCGATCTTCGGCGTCCCGCTTCCCGGCCCGATGGGGTATCCGGGTGTCCCGACCGCTCCGTCCACCGAGCTCAGCACTCTGGTGGAGGAGCGCAATCCGCTGGCACTGTTTCAAGCGGCAGGTATCGACGTCCCCGACTACACGCGGCAGGGCGGTGGTCCGAGCGCCCAGAACCTGATGGAGCAGGACGGCCCTGCCAGCGACGCGATGGGCCGGATCTACTCAGACACCGCTGCCCTGATCGACCGTACCTTCACGAATCTGGATGCCGCCGAGAAGGCCCGGCACGACCAGACCATGACAGTGCTCAACGAGGTCCGCGACCGGCTGGCCGGTGACTTCGTCGGCCCGGTGACCGAGCAGGCCGTCAGCGACGGTATCAACAACATGGGGACCGAGGCTTCGGGTGCGATCGGCGCGGCGATGGGCCAGACAGCGGGGCCGATCATCGCCTCTGCCGTGTCGTCGGCAACAGCCGGAAGCGGCGGCAGCGGCGGCTCCGGTGCGGCGATCGTCAACACGAGCGTCGGAGCCGTGACCAATGCCGTAGGTGCAGCAGCAGGGATGGCGGGCGGCGGCGGTGTGTTCGGAGGCACTCCCGGCAAGGACTCCGTACCGGCCCTGCTCATGCCGGGGGAGTTCGTGTTCACCACAGCCGAGGTCGCGCGCATGGGCGGCTTGGCTGGTATGGAGCGGTTCCGCAGTGCGCTGATGGCGGGCAAGGTGCGCGGCTACGCGACCGGCGGTGGCGTGGACGTCAGCAGCAGCGTCGGTGCCGAGTTCTTCGGTGTGGGTCAGGTGCCGATTCTCGCCGCCATCGTCAACCTGCTGGTCGCGATTCTGCTGAAGGTCGTCGGTGTCAACATCGAGGCTCGAGACACGCTCGACGAGATCAGCTCCGACTTCCGCGAGTTCCGAGGTGACTTCGAGGCATTCGACGCTGCCGGTCGCCTGATGAACGACACATCCGGGCTGATCGACCGAACCGGATCCAGCGAGCAAGCTGCGGCGGACGAGCGGATTCGGATTCTGAAGCTCGTCCTCGAGGGGCTGTTCAAGTTCATCGTCGAGAAGATCATCGTGCCGATCGGCAAGGCTGTCGGGAACAGTCTGCTTCAAGCCGCATCCGGAGCACTCCAGGGCGCGGCCGGGGCGGCATTCCCCGGCGGCTCCATTGTCGGTGGTATGGCGGGCAACGTCCTGACATCGGCGGGCGGTGCCGGTATCGACATCGCAGCCGAGGTCGGAACCATCATTGCCGAGTCGGCTTTCAGTGTCGGTCAGGACGTCATCGGAGAACTGTTGCAGAGCCTGCTGCCGGGGATCACCAACGGCGTATTCGGCGGCGGTCTCCTCGCCATGATCGTCGACCCGATCACGTCGGTGCTGAATGGGCTGTTCAGCGGCATCAGTACCGTGTTCGGCGGGCTGCTCGGCGGACTGTCGACGCTGATTCCAGGGCTGCCGTTCGACAACGGCGGCGTCGCGGTGGGTGTCGGCATGATGCCGAAGGCGACCATTCAGCCGGAACGCGTCCTGTCCCCACAGCAGACTCAATCCTTCGACCGTCTGGTCGCGGCGCTCGAGTCGCGCTCCGGCAGCCTGACGACGATCCACGCTCCGTTCACCGTGACCGGTGGAGAGCGTGGTGGACGCGAGGCCCGTGACCGACTGCTGGCGTTGATGTCGTGATAGGGGTTCCGTTATGACGTTCAGAGGCTGGTTTGCACTGAACAACGTCGAGTTCGCCAACAGCTCTCGCGTCGTCGCGCATCTGGGCCGTGACGTGCCGACCTCCGACGAGCAGGTGTTCGTCACGTCGGCGGTGACCTACACGATCGTTGAGGACCCAGCCGACTCCGGCCTGTACGACCCGGTCCATGACCGCATCGGAGCCGAGGGGCCGGACCAGCTGTACGCGCCCGGCGACCTGTACGGCGCACTAGGGCTGTACTACCCGACCTGGGACGGTACCGACTGCTCTCTGCTGGAGTACTCCGAGCTGCTGTTCGAGCCTCCGTTCGCTGCTGAGGCATACAGCGACAAGCTCTACCGTCCTCCGAACGGATCCCGTCGGTTCGGTCCCGGTCTCTACTCCGTGGGCGACTGCTGGAACAGCGCGGCGATCTGCGGCGGCTGCCGCATGAGCGTGCAGTGGGACGACTCCTGGTCCGGCCTCGCCGCGTGGCTGGGCCACGGCGACTACCGCCCGGAGCTCGCTCCGTGGTACGTGTCCGAGATACCCGAGTCCGGCGAGTTCGGCGGGATCTGGGTGATGGACGTGACCGGTCTCGACACAGCTCGTATCGAGCGGGCTGTGACCGAGGCCGTGGGCGACGGCGGAGTGGCCGCGCCGCATCGAGACGCCACGCGGACCATCACCTTCGAGGCTCTGCTCGTCGCCTGCTCGAACGCGGGAGTGCAGTACGGCCTGAACTGGCTGACCTGCCTGCTGCGTGACACGAACGACAACGTGTCCACGAAGCTGAAGTATCTGAACGCGCATCCCGGTCAAGATCGCGGGGCCGGGTTCCCGCTGACGTTTCCGTACCGGTTCGGGCTGGACACGAACTCGCTGCGACGTGAGCTGAACGGCGTCGTGCTGACGCGCGCTCCAGAGGTCACTGAGCAGATCGTGACTGGCCCCGGCGACCAGCGTCAAGCCAACGTCTATCGAGTGACGTGGGAGCTGACCGCGTTGAATCCGCACGCTTATCTCCCCGCAGTGGACATCGACGTGGACTGGGACAGGATCACCCGCCAGCCGATCAACTGGATCCACGCCGCCGACTGCAACGCGGTCGAGCTGTGCGAGGACATGCCGGTGATGTTCTCCACGGAGTGTGTTCCCGAGGAGATTACCGTGGTGAACACGCCGCCGCCGGTGTGCGGTGGCTGCCTCCCCGTCTCTGCCATCGACAAGTACAGCTTCCGGGTTCCTACACAGGACTACGCGTTCCGCTGCCGTGAGACTGCTGTGAGCATGGTAGTG